ATCGAAGGCGTGCAAGAGCTCCGGAAGAAGATTCGAGGGATCACCGACGACCTCGATCGAGACGGAGCCAAAGGAGCACTCAAAGACCTCAACCTCGACGCAGCGAAAGTCGTCGAAGGGAAAGCGACAGCGATCATCCCGAGACGCACCGGCAAACTCGCTTCCACGCTCCGTGCGGCAGGCACCCAACGCCAAGCCCGAGTGCGAGCCGGATACCGTCGACAAGGCTTCAACTACGCCGGACCAATCCACTTCGGCTGGTACGCACAAGGCATCCGCCCGCAACCATTCCTCTACGACGCCCTCGACGCCAGACGGAACCAGGTGCTCGAAGTGTACGACGCAGGCATCGACCGCCTCATCAAACAGTACGGACTGGATTAGGATTCCACCGTGGCAGGTCGTTCCGTCATCAATGTCCTCGTCAACGCCGACCCACGTCGGTTCAAACAGGGGATGGGTCAAGCCGAGGGTGCCCTCGGCAAACTCGGTGCTACAGCGAAACAGACCGCCAAGATCGTTGGCGCAGCCGGAATCGCTATGGCAGGCGCAGCAACAGCGTTCGCCATCAAATCGATCCAGGCAGGAGAAGCAGCAGCGACCGCCAACGCACGCCTCGAACAGATCGCCACCTCAATGGGACTGTTCGGAGACCAAGCCTCAACAGTTGCTTACGGACTCCGAGAGTTCGCCGAAGAACAAGCCAGACTTACCGGTGTTAACCAGAACACCATCAAAGAGTCGCAAGCCCTGCTGCTCACATTCAAGGAGCTCGCTGTCTCCGCAGACGAAGCAGGAGGAGCGTTCGATCGAGCGACTGTTCTGACTCTCGATATGGCAGCAGCCGGATTCGGTTCCGCCACCGACAACGCCAAGCAGCTCGGTAAGGCTCTCAACGACCCGATCAAAGGCATCTCCGCCCTGTCCCGCTCCGGCATCACGTTCACCGAAGATCAGAAAGACTTCATCGCCAGCCTCGTCGAGTCGGGACAGATGCTCGAGGCACAAGACCTCATCCTGTCGGAAATCGAAGCGCAGGTCGGAGGAACAGCGGAAGCGACAGCGAACGCCAGCGACAAGATGCGCGTTGCGTTCTCGCAGACCACTGAGACGATCGGCCTGCTGCTGTTGCCGTATTTCAACCAACTCGCTGACTACATCATCAAAGATTTCGTGCCCGCGTTTGAGATGTTCGCAGTCGAGACCGTGTTCAAGATCGAAGAAGGCGTCGAACGGATGCGGGCAGCCCTCGGTCTGCTACGCGACCGCTACGACGAGGTTCGAGAAGCAGCAGACAAGATGGCAGCAACCATCCGAGACAGAGTCACCGCCGAGCTCGAAACCGCCCAGGACTTCACAAAGGAGTACGCCGACGAGCTCACGGTCCTCGCCGGAGCGATCGGAGGCATCGTCTCCGCCCTCATCACCTACCAGACAGCGACAGCAGCCGCCAGAGGAGCAACCGTCCTGTTCACCGCAGCGAACCTCGCCCTCACCGCAGTCATGGCTCTCAACCCGTTCCTGCTCATCGCCATCGCCATCGCAGCACTCATCGGAGCACTCGTCGCCGCCTACTACCGGTTCGAATCCGTGAGAGAAGTCGTCCACACCGTCTTCAACGCCGTCAAAGAATTCGGAGAAGGCATCTGGGAATTCATCCAGAACGCCTGGACAGCACTCACCGACAGCCTCGGCAGCATCCAACCCGTCATCGACCTGTTCGTCGACGCCTTCAACTACGCCCGAGACGGCATCCAAGAGTTCGTCACCAACATCGAGAACATCCTCGGACCGCTCGCAGGCTGGTTCCAAGACAACGTCGTCTCCACCATCCAAGCAGCCATCGAATTCTTCATCACGCTGTTCCAGCGGATCGTGGACATCGTCGGACCGATCGTCGAACGACTCGTCAAACTGGTCGGAGACGCCATCGGAACACTCGTCAACATCATCGTCGGATTCGTCGACTACATCCGACCCATGTTCGAACTGTTCTGGGATGCGCTCCTCACCTACGTCAAAGTCGCCTTCGAAGCGATCGAGAACACCATCGAGATCGCCCTCGCCATCATCCGAGGCATCTTCGAAGCAGGCACCGCCCTCCTCAAAGGCGACTTCGGAGGAGTCTGGGAAGCCCTCAAAGGGATCGTCACCGACGCCCTCGACGCCATCAAAGACTTCATCTCCACCGCCTTCGGAGACATCATCGACTTCGTCGCAGGCGTCCCCGAGAAACTCGGGAGAGCAGCCAAAGGCATGTTCGACGGCATCAAGAACGCCTTCAAAGAAGCCATCAACTTCATCATCCGAGCATGGAACGGACTCGAGTTCCGCATCCCAGGGTTCTCCATCGGACCGATCGGCTACGACGGATTCACCCTCGGCGTCCCCGACATCCCGCTCCTCGCAGACGGAGGCATCGTCAACCGAGCCACCCTCGCCGTCATCGGAGAAGCAGGACCAGAAGCCGTCGTCCCGCTCGACCGTGCTCGAGGAGGATTGCCAGGCGGACCCACCTACAACATCACCGTCCAAGCAGGAGTCGGAGACCCAGGCACCATCGGACAAAGTGTGGTGGAAGCCATCGCAGCCTACGAACGTCGAAACGGAGCAGGCTGGAGAGCAGCGTGAGCCACATCCTCCCGCTAGACACCACCGTCGAGTTCTACGCCGACTCCGGAGCAGCAGACCCGTTCATCCTCGACTCGCCCACCAACGGCATCCTCGACGAAGACATCCTCGAAGGCACCTCACCGGTCGACATCACCAGCGACGTCTTCACTGTCACTGTCCGCAGAGGACGATCCCGCTGGCTCGACGACATCCAAGCAGGCACCTGCAACATCTCCGTCGAGAACCGTGACCGAGACTACGACCCGACAGGAGGAGGCACCTACTCGACCGACATCGTCCCAGGGAAACGGTTGCGCATCAAGACCGGCTCCACGACGATCTTCACCGGAGACATCGACGACTGGAACCTCAACTACACGATCGACGGAGACGCAACAGCGACCGCTGTCGCCTCCGACTACCTCACGCTCCTCGGCAGAACCAAACTCGACTCGTTCACGACGAGCTCGCAGCTCGCAGGAGAACGCCTCGAAGCCATCCTCGATCGCAGCGAAGTCGACTTTCCTGTCGCTGACCGAAACATCGACGACGGAGTCACCACCCTCCAAGCAGACACGGTGAGTGCAGGCACCGACGTCGCCACCTACGCCAAACTCGTCGAACGCACAGAAGGAGGACGCCTGTTCGTCGCAGCCGACGGCAAACTCACGTTCCAGAACCGGCGCACCGCCATCCCATCGACAGCGACCGCCACGTTCGACGACACCGGCAGCAACATCCCGTATGCGAACATCGGCATCCAAGTCGGCTCCGAACTGCTCTACAACCGAGCGACCGTCACCCGCAACGGAGGCAGCGTCCAGAGCGCAGACAACGCCACCTCGCAGGACGCCTACGGCATCCGCACCCTCGACTACACAGGACTCCTGTTCACCGCCGACAGCGACAGCCAAGACTTCGCAGACTTCCTCGTCGGACGATATGGCACACCTCGAGTACGCATCGAACTCCTCGAAGTGAACCTGGCACGGCTGACGAGCAGCCAAGCGAACACCGTCGTCGCTCTCGAGCTCGGAGACGTCATCCGAGTGATCTACAGCCCACCAGGAGGAGGAACAGCGATCGACCAGACCGGAGTCGTCGACAAGATCGAACACACCATCGGCATCGACTCCCACCGCATCCGGTTCGGACTGTCCTCTGCGCTCGACCAGCCACTCATTCTCAACGACCCGATCTTCGGTGCGTTAGACTCCGAATACATCCTCGCCTACTAAGGGAGCGTCATGGCGAAACAGACATTCACCTCCGGACAGGTGCTGACCGCAGCCGAAATGAACTCGCTGCAAGAGAACGACTACAACTGGACCGTCACCACCAAGACCGCCTCCTACACGCTGGCAGCAGGAGACGAAGGCACCAGGGTCGTCATGAACAACGCCGGAGCCACCACCATCACCGTCGACGACAGCGTGTTCGCAGCAGGAGACGTCGTCTGGCTTCACAACATCGGAGCAGGCACCTGCACCGTCACCGCAGGCACCGCCACCGTCAACACAGCAGCGTCGCTGGACCTCGCACAGTGGGAGGGTGGAAGCCTGTACTTCACGTCAGCGTCTTCAGCCATCTTTTTTCGTGGATCCGCCGCTGGCGTAGCATACGGAGTCGCAACAGGCGGC